TGTGATCTATCAGCGAAATCTAAATCGATATCAAAGTTTCTGTTCATATGCAGGACTCCGTAATATGTAATATACCAGTGCGTCTGACAACATCTGTCGCATTCCCTCATCGTGCTGAGCCAGCCGGACCATATTGTGCATAGTAATCCGACTCAGACCAGTTACGGGATCTGGTATGTCAGATGGCAACTGCGTTATGGGTCGTGGTTTCCGGCCCATGTTACATCCCCAACTGAGCCAGCATCTGCTGGATCTCAACAAACTCAGATTCCTGGTGTAATTTACTTTGCCAGACTTCGGGATTAATCCAGCGATATATCAGTTGCTGCTGATCTGGCATCAGTCGACTCAGCCAACCAACGCCATCGGTACTTGCGTAAATCAGCCATGCACTGAGGCGACCTTTGACAATGTCACCAACAATGCGGCTGTCTGTGGCATATTTGAAGTAGTGAGCAGTATCGCTGGCCTGCTGATCTGCCCAGTCAGATGCTGTGAGCAAACTACGTTGTAATGCGTCCCATGCTGGCTCAGTCTGAATCCAACTCAGCATAAACTCTTCGTATACCGAATCTGAACACCAACGATCCAGCGGAGTCTGCTGCTTTAATATGTAATTTATAAACTCCTGAGTATTCACACACCGGACATCTATGGTGTACTGCGCAAACTTCTTAAAGGCAATGTAATACCTGCTGCTGGCAAATTCCGCCCAGTCTTTGGGTTTACTACTTGGCTGAATTCTCTGGTAGAACAACTGATAAGTCTGCAACGCCAGTTGAACAACCACAGTGTTACGATCATTCCAGCGGCGTCTGGGTTCGCAGGCATGAGCTACCAGTGAATTTTCTTTTCGAAAACTCTTAGCACAGTGCTCACAGGAAAATGTCATTTTTTTGACTTCACCTCAATACCGTGCTGCTGAATCCATTCAGACACATCCTCGATTGAGTTCACGGTCAACCACAGGTCAATCTCGTCAGCCTTCCACGTGGGACATAAGTCTTGTACCTGTTTGCGCAGAGCTGACTGGTTCTTTTCCACATCAGACTTCTTAGCCGCACCAATCCAGTAATGTCGCTGAGAGCCCATACCCGGACTAACTGTGGTACAGCTGAGCCACTGTAGTTCTGGATGTTTGCTGAGGTCAAAAAAGTTCTTGTTGACATTCTCATTGGTAGCCATTAGGTAATAAGCTGACATGTCAGCATTACCTTCCACACTGGCTGCGTATCTCAGCATCAGATATGTACTGAACTTCTTTTGCATCTCAGGTTCCATGACCTGGCGAAACTTGCGATCTTTACGATCCAATGCACGAAGTTCATCCGCCAGTGCTGGCTTTGCTGATGTTGTAGTACTGATTTTCTTCGCCATGTCTCTATATTATATAACCTCTGTGGAAGATATCGACCTGTTTGGCCTGATTTGCGACCAGACGTAATAATTCAAACTCGTTTAAGCAATATTGCCAATGCCCAGAGCCGTGAAATGTACCGTCTGGAGAAATTTCAATACGACGAAAAATCTTCTCACACCAGACCCAATGCCCTGAGCGTGAAGCGGGATCTGAGTTGGGTACAAACACTGGACACCAAGCCCACCAATCGTGCCAGTCCATGGGGTTTTGGGTTTTATTTTTCAGGGCGATCACCCCATCCATTGAGGCCTAAAAAACGTGGCGGGTGTGGTGTGGGTGGGATGCTTGCTTTCTGGAGCATATCGAATTCATCACTACAGTACTCCCATCTGAAATTTCGTTCTGGGTAGCGCCAGTTGTCTTCATGTAAATTTGCTCGGCGAAATACTGATTGTAACCATGCCCATCTGCACACCCCGTCTGTAAGAGACATCGGTTGTGGTAGCCATAGAAACTTTTTATGCCATTTACTGACTCGCATCAAATACTCTTTACGGCGAGTGGCTTTGCTTTTAACTGTCCAGATCATCTTCCGACTCCATTCTCGCCCAGGTCTGAGTTAACAATTCTGCCAGATCCAGGCAATATTCCCAACCCTGGATTGCTGGAACTCGTCCAGAACCCAGTCCCAGTATTGCTCTGCGATATACAATCTTTAGCCAGACTCGGGTGGTTTTACCTCCACGAGTGAAATATAATGGCTTCCAAGCAAACACTGGATGCCACTGAGACGCCTGCCTGAGTTGATTTGTGTTCATATTTCACCAAGCCCGACTGTATTTCACTAGTTCGCTGCTGCGGCTAATATCTTTCACGAAATACACACACATGGGCTTGTCACCAGAGCTCAGTGGCACACACAGCATCTGCCCATTCTTCATCTTGGGGAAGAACCAGCGATTCTCAGTGAATACATCCAGTATTTCCACTGGCAAAAACTCAGGCCTGAAGCTGCTGAGTGGATTAAAACCAAAGGCCTTGAACCCACGATCATTGATGCTGGTCAGTGGTACTACTTCCAGGTCACCGTGATCAGGTTCACCGATCAGCAGTTGCCAGTCCACTGGCATAGTGATCTGCTGGTCGCCAATTTTTAATACCAGTGCTGGGCTCATGAAGCTCTCCAGGAAAATCAGTGGTACAAAGTAGTAGTCAGATTCCACAGGGTCTGAATTGTCAAACACACAAAACCTGAGGTCATCTACTTCTTCGGGAAGGTTCACTATGTCAAAGCTACGGTTGTCGTTGGTTAAGATTCTCATTGTTGTTATCTCCAGTATAACAGACGGTTAGGGCCAGACGACCTTTGTGGTAGTATGAGGGTACTCAGCTTCAGAATAGAACTTCTTGCGCTGAAGCAGGTGCCGTTTGCTGAACTTCATGGTCGAAGTAATGTCCCAGATGTTGACAAAGTCTTTATCGCTGGCTCGTCTAAGACCGCGACCAATGCTCTGAATGGTTCTAACAAAACTTTTGCCAGGCTCAATCAGTACCACATTGAACAATCTGGGAATATCAATACCCACTGCTGCCACACCATAAGTTGCCACAGTTATTCGTCCATCACTAGTGGCCATCTGGTCATATTCAGACTTGCGGTCTTTCAACTTGTCCTTGCCGCTGATAAACACTGCATCTGGCAATGCTGCACAGATATGAGCACCAGCACTGAGCCGATCCACCAGAACCAAAGTGTTGCCGGTCTGAGATATTTTATCAATCATACCAGCAATGTGGGTCATGCGGTCAGCATTGTCCACTAGATATCTCAGCTCATCCTGGTAGTTTTTGTATTCACCATGATCCAGTAACTGCTGGATGTTAATGTGACAGTTGCTGAGAATGCCCAGTTCCTGCAAGTCCACCGCAGCCAATCTAGCTATAACTGGGCCCACACTGACCAATAGGCTCAGCATATCGTGTTCAGCTTTGGGCACGGTACCAGTGAGTCCCCATCTGATGGGTATACGGCTCATAACTCCTGTGAGTAATGTGGTCAGAACTTCTGATTTTACCTGGTGACATTCGTCATTGATTACTGCTACCACACCATCTAGGAATTCAGCGATGCTCACTTGTGCGGAATCAGTATGAGTATTCTTCAGCAGAACATTCAGACTTTGCCAGGTACAGATTGTGTGTGTCTTGCCCAGATCTTTACGATCACCAAACCAAACACCCACATCCATCCCCAGCAACTTGTAGTCTCGTTCGGTTTGTACCACCAGACTCTTGTTGGGCACAATCACGATGGTCCTACCATGTGGCTCACACCTATGACTCAATGCCGTGGCAACCATCGTTTTGCCTGCGCCTGTTGCTACTTCTTGTAGACTCTGGGGATTCTGTAAGAACTGGTTCACCACAGAGACCTGGTGGTCTCTGAGCATAATGGGCTGGCCTGCTGCGAGGTGTTCTGGTGGCCACATGCAATGAGCAAAGCTGTCAGCATTAACCGACTCAAACTCAAAGTGAGTCTGATAATCTCGCTGATCCACTAGATCAATGTCATAGCCAGCAGCTTCAATAAGGGGCAGGATTTCTGGTAACAGATTCACATAGGTTGCGCCAGCTAAGCTGACAAAGGCTTTCTTGCCATCCCAGCGTCCCAGTCTGACCGCTGGCATATATCTGGCACCTGGTATCTCTTTTTTAAACTGGTTACATAGACGACGCCTAAAGGCTGCATCCAATCCCTCTAATTTACAGTTCACTTCATCAAGCACGGTTATGGTACATTTCATTATATATTGTCCGGGATCACACGTATATGTCGATTGTAGTTATGGCGAACATAGAGGTCAGTGGCTTGTAATGTATATTGGTCAGCCATGCTGGGCACGCGAATCAACCAGGGAACTCGCACTGATCTTGGTAGGTGAAAGTCCGTGGGATAGCCCAGACGAAACTCTAGTATGGCCGGATCAGACTGGCCCGCTAGCTGAGTGAATTGTCGTATATCCATCTGATGGGCAAATGAGTGTGAGTCCTGAGCATACATCCAGTGTTGGTGCATTGGCACGCCAGTGATATCGAGACAGATCTGAGTATCCAGATCCCAGCGATTCTGCACCAGTACCACAGGCCAGCGAGCCACCAGGTCCAGCAGATCACGTAACTCAGGCACTTGTCTGAGTTCAATGACGGGATCTGCATCACACAACATCTGTATCTGGATGCTGGTTAACCAATTCTTCAGATAGTTTCTGGCTCGGTGATCAAACTCAACCGCATAATCAGCCAATGCCAGCACAGTCTGCAACGGTGGCAGATCCTGTGCTATTATCTGATCCAGTATGGGCACCAGTGTATCTGATGCATGTGAGTGTTGCCAGCCACCGTTGAGATAAGTGATCACAGGTTGCAGAACCTGGTCAGTACTCAGGCCATGCCGGTGTTCCTTGCTGCATTGCCAGCGCGTATTTCTTGCCAGCAGTTGCTGAATCAGCTTGCGACCTTGTGGTCCATTGTGGATGCGCCAGCAGAAGTCAGCTGGTATCCATTCAACAAGGTCATACATACTGGGGTGGTCAGATACTTCTCTGAGACGATGCACCGTGGGGCCATGATAGGGGAATTTCACAATCCACTGATCAGCATCCAGTATTATGGTCCATGCCGTCACTGGCTCATAGTACCGCACCAGAGTACTCCACCTGGGAGTACTTAGATCCTGCACTGGCCAATTCTGCTGTTGAAGCAGCAAAAGATATTTGCTTACTAGACTCTGAATCAACGTCTGCTGGCGTTGGGTGATATCACTGCCACTTAGCCAAATACGCCGCCTGAGGTCATGAAGTTTGATGAGGTCTTTTTTGTCCACGACACTGCGGCACTTGGGGTTAGTGACCAAGAAATCAACCGTTTGTTCCATTGATACCGACAAATATAGATCCCCTAATAGTAGTATAGCATTGTTCTGTTTCTGATGTCAAAGCAGCAGTCCCTGACCTACTTCATCAGGGTAACTTCTGCCGTCCTTTTCCATGTCAGCGGCATGATTTTCTTCAGATCAGCAATCTTAATGATCAACCGCAAGCTGATCTCACGCATACGATCAGCATTGGTCTTCACAAACTGTACCAGTTCTTTCTGATCAACTTCACTGAAGCCGTACTCATTCAACATACCAGCATCAATCACCTGCTCAATGCGCAGGATCTTGTCACGGCGTGAATTAACCGACAGGTCAATAAAGTGGCAACGGCTCTGCAGGGCGGCCAAATGATCTTGCAATTTGCTGCTCCGGATGTGAGCAAAGTCCAAGTTGGTGATAAAGATCACCGAACCCTTGAAGTCGAAGCTGTCCGGCACGCCTTCACGACGCAACATATGACTGTCAGCATTCCAGCAGATCCTGCGTTTCTTACCACTGTCCAATGCGGCTTTAAGGATGTTCAAGCTGAGATCGTCATAAAACAACATGTCGCAATCATCAAACACCAACACGTGACCCGGGTCACTGTGTTTATACAAGGTCGCATACAATCCCAGCGGAGTAAGGGCGCCTTTGATCACTTCATATTTGGGAGCACGACCCGCGATGTCCTGAAACAAGTTGGCCTGCTCCAGCTGGGTGGTGACACCATAGCTCTTGCCCACGCCCGGAGGGCCCTGAACGATCATTGCGCGGATGTCGCCGGCGATGGTTGCACGGGTCATTTCATCCAGGATCTCAAAGCGGGCGCCAATGCGGGCCATGATTTCTTCGTCCGTCTCGGTCACCGCCGGCTCAGCTGCCACAAACTCGTACTCATCAGCTGCAGGACCAGTGCTCAGCACATCAAAGTCACCAGCGTTGAGCTTAACACGAACCTTGCCTTTACCCCAGTTCTTACCGTCCACTACAATGTAGCCATTTTCACTGCAATCTTCAAACATCGTGAACAGCTTGTTCGCCACCGTCTCGTCTTTGTACTGTCCACGGATTACTCGAACTTGAAGTTTCATTGCCATTGTGTATTGTGTCCTCGGTGTGGTGTGGTGTGTATTTCTGCTACTCCATAAGTATAGCAAACGGTCTATACCGCGTCAACTAAAAGATTGGCCAGTGTTTTCAACAAGTTACGCCAAAATCGCATACCAGTGGTTAAGCTGCCCAGGGGACTTGTATACAAAAGAAGGGGATCGTGGGTCCAGCGGAGTGGTATCAGTACGAGTTTTGAGGGTCAGTCCGGATTCCACAACTTCAACCATGATCGCGTGACGCGGGATTAGGGCAGCGTGTTCTGCAAAATTGGTCATCAAATCCTCAACAAATTGCTCAGCAGTGTATCCAGGCACAATCGTAGACCGTAACCGGGTTAATGCGGCAGAAGGGACATAATGGTCTGAACCTGCGGGGCGCGGGG